CGCTAAACGCTCTCAGCGCAGCGCAGATCCCCGGATTGCTGTTCAGATTTCCCGATGGGCAACTGGAAGGCTTGACACCAGTCCCGCAAACCGATTAACCTCAGTGCGTACTGGTGCGCCACACCAGGGATTCTTCGGAATCAACCATGTCAGACCAAGAAGTAGCGGTTCAAGTCGAACAGACCCCCGCGCCAGCAGAGCCCCAGGTTACGGCACCTGAATCTGCTGAAGCAGCACCACAAACGCCGGAAGCGACCAAGACCTTCACTCAAGAAGAGCTTGACGCCATCGTTGCCAAACGGCTTGCGCGAGAGCAGCGCAAGTGGGAGCGCCAACAGCGCCCCCAGCAGCAAGTGCCTGAGACGCCCAAGGAACTGCCGCCGGCAGAGCAGTTTGAGTCGGTTGAAGCCTACGCGCAAGCGCTGGCCGAACAGAAGGCTCAACAGCTTCTCCAGCAAAGGGACATGGAGCGCCAACAGGCCGAGCTGCTGGAGACGTACGCGGAACGGGAAGAGCAGGCAAGGGACAAGTACGACGACTTTGAAACGGTCGCCTACAACCCGAACCTGCGAATCACCACCGTGATGGCGCAGACGATTCAGGCTTCTGACGTTGGTCCTGACCTTGCCTATTATTTAGGCAGTCACCCAAAGGAAGCGGATCGCATTTCCCGCTTGAGCCCGATCTTGCAGGCCAAGGAGATCGGCAAGATTGAGGCGAAACTCGCCAGCAGTCCAATGCCGGTCAGGAAGCAATCGAGCGCCCCGGCGCCCATCACGCCTGTCACAGCGCGAACGGCCGGAACGCCCGCTTACGACACCACGGACCCTCGCTCGGTCAAAGCGATGGATGCTACTGCGTGGATCGAAGCGGAGCGCCAACGGCAGATCCGCAAGTGGCAAGCCCAACAGCAAGTTTAAGGAGCCATCATGGCAAATAGCATTCTTACGATTGACATGATCACGAGGAAGGCTCTCGAAATCCTCGAGAACAACCTTGTGATCACCCGTAACGTAAACCGTCAGTACGACAACTCGTTCGCGCAGGAAGGCGCCAAGATTGGTACGACTCTTCGTATCCGTCTGCCGGACCGCGCGCTGGTAACCGATGGCGCCGCGCTGCAAGTGCAGGACGACAACGAGCAGTTCACCACGCTCACCGTCTCCAGCCAGAAGCATATCGGCATCAACTTCACGACTGCCGAACTCACCATGCAGCTTGACGACTTCGCCGAGCGTGTGCTGAAGCCTCGGGTTAGTCAGCTGGCCTCCAGCATCGACGCCGATGTGGCGAACGCTTACCAAGGCATCTTTGCCTCGGTCGGTACGCCTGGCACCGTTCCGTCGACCAGCCTGGTGCTGCTCCAAGGTCAGCAGAAGCTGAACGAGGCCGCCGCGCCGATGAGCCCGCGCTACGCCACCGTCAACCCGGCTGCCAACGCCGGTCTGGTCGAGGGCATGAAGGGCTTGTTCAACCCGGTGTCGACCATCAGCCGTCAGTTCAAGTCGGGCCTGATGGGCGAAGGCATTCTGGGTTACGACGAGATGGCGATGTCGCAGTCGATCAAGCAGCACACGACTGGCACCCGCACGGGCGCGCACACGGTGACCACCACCGTCAGCGCACAGGGCGCGACGACCATCGCAATCACCGGCACCGGCACGCAGACCATCAAGAAGGGCGATGTGTTCACCATCGCGAACGTGTTTGCGGTCAACCCGCAGACCCGTGAGTCGACCGGCTCGCTTCAGCAGTTCGTGGCGACCGCTGACGCAACCGCTGTTGCGGGTGCGTACACGGTCAGCGTCAGCCCGGCGATCTACACCTCCGGTCAGGCTCTGGCAACCGTGGACTCGTTCCCGCAAGCCACCGCAACGGTAACCTTCTTGGGCAGCGCCAGCACCCAGTACCCGCAGAACCTGCTCTACCACAAAGACGCGATCGCGTTTGCGACCGCTGACCTTGTGATGCCGCAGGGCGTGGACATGGCGAGCCGCCAGGTTCACAACGGGATCTCCATGCGGATCGTGCGCCAGTACGACATCAACAACGACAGGATGCCCTGCCGTATTGACGTCCTCTACGGCTACTCAGTCATTCGTCCGCAGCTCGGCTGCCGCCTCTGGGGCTAAACTTCTTTTTGAAAGGATTTAATCATGGCTCTTTCCAATGGCGCTGGCGGCTATCAAGTCGGCGATGGCAATCTTGGTGAAGTAACCTTTGTCAACACTAGCACTCCGGTCGCTTTGACCGGCGCGTCGGTCACCATCACTGCTGCGGATCTGGCGGCGGGCGTTTGCACGATGGACGCTGGTAGCACCAGCGCGGGCACTTATGTGTTCCCGACTGGCGCGCTGCTGGACGCGGCGTTCCCAAGCTTGAAGGTCGGCTCGTCGTTTGACTGCTCGTTCATCAACATCGGTGATGACGCAGGCAATGACGTGACGTTCCAAGCCGGCGCGGGCAACACGTTGGTTGGCAACGATATCATCCAAGACGCGCTGACCAAGACGAACAACACGTCTGGTACGTTCCGTTTCCGCAAGACGGGTGACGCGGCTTACACGATCTATCGTATCTCCTAAGAACCAAGGGGGCTGCGGCCCCCTTATCTGAAAGGATTTGTCATGCCTAATCTTCGTCCTGTAGGCGTGGCCTATTCTGACCCGGCGTTGACGGCGTTCTATCTGAACGCTCCAGTAACCAAGACTGCCAGCTTTACGCTGGGCGAGTCTGAGAACTTTGTCATCGCCAACGGCGCTTCGGCTAACGTCACCGTGACGTTGCCGTCTGGCCCCGAACAGATTGGCCGCGTTGTGTTTGTCAAAAACCTGTCGGCAACGTACACCTTGGTTTCTGCCTCGTCTAACGTCAAACCGCGTACTTCGGGCACTGCTGCCACGGCCATTTTGGCCGCTTCGGCGGGCGCTTGGGCCACGCTGGTTTGCGAAGATGGCACGAACTGGGTCGTTATGGCCGGCAACTGATGGACAGCGGGGGCGTTAGCCCCCGCTGCATACCTATGGCAATCATTTACCTGCGGCACCCCAACCACGGCGAGAAAGTCGCCACGATGGAAATGGAAGCCGAACAGGATGAAAAGAATGGCTGGGTGCGGTATGATCCGGACGAGGCCGAGGCGCCTTCGACCAACGAGCTAGCCGCGCCTGCGCGGCGGCGTCGGAAGGACACCGCTCATGCAGAGCTACTATGACATTGTCACAGACAGTGGCAACAACCCGATCAGCGGCGCGCTGGTCTACGTCTATGACTCGCTAGGCGCGCTCGCAACAATCTATTCCGATGATGGGCTGACGCTTCAGTCAAACCCCATCACGACGAACGCTTCCGGCGGCTGGATCTTCTACGCAGCCAACGGCATCTACAGCGCCGTCATCACCGCTGCTGGCTACACCAGCAAGACCATCACCGGCATCACGTTGAACGACCCGACGCCCTCGCAGGGCGCCGTCGACATCCAAGAGTTCACAACGGTCGGCACATCGACCTGGACGAAGCCGCTCGGCGCTCGGTTTGTCGAGGTGCTGATGTACGGTGGCGGTGGTGGTGGAGCGTCAGGGCGACGCCGAGGCCCGTCTACAGCATCCAATGTTTCAGGCGGGTCCGGAGGCGCGGCAGGAGCGCGGGTAGAAATTAAACTTCCCGCGAGCTTATTTAACGATACTGAAACAGTTGTAATCGGCGCAGGTGGTGCAGGTGGCGCACCGCAAACCGTTGACGCTACAAACGGCAATCCTGGCACGCCGGGGGCAGACTCTTCGTTCAAAAACTATTACGCGCTTGGCGGCAACGGCGGCGTTGGGGGAGGCACGGGGTCTATTGCTGGCGGCGCAAGCTACAGCGCTGTTGATGCTGTGCGAGTAACAACGACTGTTTTTACAGCTTCAGGCGGCGGCGCGCAAATACCCAACGCAGTTGAAGGACAACGCGGTGGCTTACGCGCTGGCGGCGGCGCGGGGGGCGCGGGGTTTAGCAACGGATCTACGGTTGACCAAATTGGTGCTGCCGGAGGATTAGGCGGCGCGGCTTATGTGGCGGGAATTCCTCCTGCTTCAACAGGAGGCGGCGGTGCGGCGGGAACTGCTGGTGGCAACGGCGGCGTGGGCGCTAATGGGTTGGCTGGCTATTGGGTTGGTGGCTCAGGCGGCGGTTCAGGCGGCGGCACTAGCACTCAGGCAGGGGGTGGCGGTAAAGGCGGCTATCCTAGCGGTGGTGGCGGTGGT